ATTTGGAGTTGGGCTTAAAGATATACGCATTATGGTTTGTCGGGACGTTTCTGCTCGACATAGCAATCAACTCGCTGACGAAAAAAGAACATCGCCAGCCACTTTCAAAACTAGCCATTGACCATGTACGCATGTCTTCCGCAATAACCATTGTGGGCCTGATTGTGTGCGGTATGGGCTGGTTCTTATTCAAGGTGGTGTGAGATGACAGTCACCCACAACGGCAAGCAGTACACCGCCAAAAAGCTCAACGATAACGAGTGGCAGCTGACGTCGGTATCTAACCCGCGTGAAAAGCTGACGATGAACCGCTGGCATATGAAGCTGGCTGGCCTCCTGGAACAGGTTGAGGTGAAGGCATGATCAACCACTACGGCACCACCCCGCTCATTCGCCAGTGCGTCACGCCCGGCATGATGGCATTGCATGAAGGCCGCACATATCGCGTCTCAGCAGTCATTCAGGAGCGCAAATGGGTCTACCTGCACACCGACGCAGAAATCATCCGCCTCAGTGACTGCGTGATTGACGTCCTTCTGGACGGTCACGGCAACCCTCTCACCCATTAAGGACTTTGTCATGGAAACTAAATTTCTTTCTGACGGCCGTAAGGTCGTTGTCGTTGGTGCGTTGAATAATCAGGAAACGATCGTCCAGGAAGTGTTTGTCACGCAGCAGGGTGATGAAATCCCTGGTGGCGAGCGTTTTGTGGTGAAGAGTCTACATGACCAGCCAGTTGAATCATGGTTGTCTCGTGAAAAAGCAAAACAAGAAAAAGCCCTTGCTGATGCGAAGTTGAAAATTGAAAAGATCAACTCGGAAATTAGCAACCTACAGAATACATTAAGTTTCTGGAGAGAAATGGTTAAGCAGGTAAAAGCGTTCTCAGATCATATCAATGATGCTGACCTGGACCATTTCGCAGATGTAATGACCGGGCAGGTTAAATTTGCCATTCGTCGTGATTACGGTGTGCCGTCCATTGAAAGATATGAAGATTTTATGTCTTCAATTGACAACTACTATGGGCGTAAGAAATTTGAAGGTATCAAGTGCTTATCTCTTTTGGGCAGCACTAATGGAGATATAGCTTTACGAGTAAATTGCTATTCAGATGGCAGTGGTGGAAGCGATACGGTTGAGTTCTACAAGACTATTGAAGAAGCCAGGCAGTGTGTTAAGCGCATTGCCCTGGAAAAACTCAATGGTAACGGCCTGAGCATTGATGATGTCAAAAAGTGCCGCAATATGGGCATTGTTTTCAGCAGGGATGAGTTACAAAAAATCAAAGAACGCCTATTCTCTGCATCGGAAAAGAATCTCGCCCACTACCAAGAGAACTTCGATAAGCAAGTTGCTCAGATAAATGACGGCAAGCTGGCTATAGAGAAAATGCTTAACGAAGCAATCAACTAGCCATATACGCATTTTCAGATCCATAGGCAAATAACCCTTAACCAATTCAACTGCTGCCTGTCACCAGAGGGCGAGATCTGCACATCAAAATTTCAGGAGAAACCATGAGCGAAGTAACGGACTTAACTGTCATCGAAATCAAGCCGGAACAGGCCCCAGTGCTTTACGTAGCGGGCGGCCTTGATGCTTATCTCGAGCAAATCCGCCAGGCAGTAAACGAAGTGCCGGACCTGTCCACGAAGAAAGGACGTGACCGTGTCGCCTCTCTGGCAGCGCAGGTATCACGCAGTAAGACGGCAATTGAAAAGCCGGGCCGAGAGTACCTGAAGCGCCTGAAAGAGGCTGTGCGACCTGCTGAGGCCGAAATTAAGCGTTTCGTTGATGCATGTGACGAGCTTCGCGACGCAACCCGCCGCCCACTCACCGAATGGGAAGCCGAGCAGGAACGCATTAAGGCTGAAGAAGCCATGAACGCGCTGCACGCCGAAGCGCTGGAAATGAACATCAAGTTCGATCAGGAGTTGGCGGCCAAGTTCGAAGCAGACCACGAAATGGCTCTGCTGATGAACAAGGATTTCGACCGTGACCGCGAAGAGCAGCGCCGCCTGGCGGAACAGGCTCGGCGTGAGCACGAAGAGCGCATTAAGCGCGAAGCAGCAGAACAAGCCCGCCGAGATGCCGAAGCGAAGCACAAAGCGGAGATTGAAGCCGCAGCGCGCCGTGAAGCTGAAGAGAAAGCACGTGCAGAGCTGGCTGAACGCCAGCGCATTGAAGCGGAACAGCGTGCGGAACGCGAGAAGAAGGAAACCGAAGAGCGTGCGCGCCGCGAAAAAGAAGAAGCCGTTGCCGCCGAGCGCCGCCGCCAGGAAGAGGCAGAAGCCGCCCGTTTGGTCGAAGAGCAGCGCAAAGCTGAAGAAGAAGCGCGCCGAGCCGCAGACAAAGAGCACCGCCGCACCGTCAATCGTCGTGTCTACGCAGATCTGATTGCTCAGGGCATCCCAGAAGAATACGCACAGAAAGCAGTGCTGGCGATCGCTGGCGGCAAAGTGCAGGACGCGCACATCAAATATTGAGGCAAACATGAACGCATACCTCACTTACGACCGCATCGAAGAACGGCGCTGGGTTGAGCAGCAACTCACCGACGAGAAAGAGAAGTGGATCGACGACCGGGCGAAAGAACTGATCGCCATGTTCCCGAAATATGCTCTGCAAATGAGTAGCCTGTTTCTCCCAAAAGAAGCGCAAATGGCACTAGTCGGTGAAAAGGCAGAGGAAGCCTATAACGACTATGTCACACGCATCTGTTACGACCGCGCCGAAGAAGAGTGGGATCGCCTTCATCCAATCTGCCCATTTTAAGGAGGGACTATGAGCTTAACCCTTGTTGATTTCGTCAAACAACAGGAGCCGCTTTTCATTAAGGCGGCCACTGACGAGCGGATGGTGTGGGCGAAGGAAAGTCAGTTCGCCATCCAGCTATTTCAGAACAACGACTACCTCGCGAAAGTTGCATTCCAGAACCAGACCAGCACACAGAACGCGATCATCAACGTTGCGGCTATCGGTATTTCGCTAAACCCAGCTCAGAAGCTGGCTTACCTGGTTCCGCGTAAAGGGGCTATTTGCCTCGACATCAGTTACATGGGCCTGATGCACATCGCGCAGCAGTCTGGCGCCATTAAGTGGTGCCAGTCGGCTATTGTTCGAAGAAACGACCAGTTCCGCCGCGAGGGGCTCGATAAGCCGCCGATCCACATCTACAACGACTTTGATACTGAAGAGCAGCGCGGGGACATTGTAGGGGCGTATGTAACGGTAAAAACTGACGATGGTGATTACCTTACCCATACGATGCGCATCGATGCCATCTACTCCATCCGTGACCGGTCTGAAGCATGGAAGAAGTACAAATCTGACAACAGCAAGAAGTGTCCATGGGTCACCGATGAAGAGCAGATGATCCTAAAGACGGTCGTGAAGCAGGCAGCAAAATACTGGCCTCGACGTGAGCGCCTGGATGCCGCCATCGACCATGTTAATACCGAGGGTGAGGAAGGTATCAACTTCTCAGCAGAACGCCAGCCAGAACGCGATGTAACCCCAGCAGGAGACGAAATTATCAAGGAGATTAACGACGTCCTTATCGCAATGGATAAGACATGGGAAGAAAACCTGCTCCCAGTCTGTTCGCAAATTTTCCGTCGTGATATTCGCGATTCATCCGAGCTTACCCAAGCCGAGGCAGTTAAGGCCTTAGGCTTCCTCAAGAAGAAGGCGGCAGCATGACACCAGAAATTATCCTGGCCCGGACCGGCATAGATGTGTCCACCGTAGAGCAAGGTGATGAAGCATGGGCCAAATTAAGGCTCGGAGTTATTACTGCCTCTGACGCTCACAACGTCATTTCCAAGCCTCGATCTGGCAGCAAATGGACAGACATGAAAATGTCCTACTTCCACACCTTGCTCGCCGAGGTATGCACCGGTGTAGCGCCAGAGGTTAACGCCAAGGCGCTGGCCTGGGGCAAGCAGTACGAAGAAGACGCCCGCACCCTCTTCGAGTTCACCACTGACGTGAAAGTCACGGAGTCTCCGATCTTGTTCCGTGACGAGAGCATGCGCACCGCCTGCTCCCCTGACGGCCTGTGCAGTAACGGGTTCGGCCTTGAGCTTAAATGCCCTTTCACCTCCCGCGACTTCATGAAATTCCGCCTTGGCGGTTTCGAAGCCATCAAGTCTGCGTACATGGCCCAGGTGCAGTACAGCATGTGGGTGACCGGAAAAGACGCATGGTTCTTTGCAAACTACGACCCGCGCATGAAACGCGAAGGCATTCACCACGTCGTCGTTGAGCGGGATCCTCAGTACATGTCCGATTTCAACGAAATGGTGCCGGAGTTCATCGAGAAGATGG